TTTGGACCAATATAAGGATCGTCTGAAACAAACCATTCAAAGTCTCCATACTCTGATATAGATTTAACCGCTTCATCAACTAGGGAGTCATAATAAGACCTGTCAATATCAGCTTCTTTTCCGAGCTCAGTAACCATTTCGGACTCCAACCACCTATACCCCTTAGAACCAGTAGCGGCATAATACTTACCGTCTTTCTCACGCATAAGTAATCCGCCACCACAACCAGGTTTAATAGGACAGAATCGACCAACTTTTCCAATGAAACGATAGTTGTGACCTTTATCGATTAGTTTTCTCAACTTCTCAACTCGTTCACACTTACGCTTCATTTCCTCGTCATTAGGAAGATCTTTATCGTTGATATCTTTCCAAAGTTTTTGGTACTCTTTTTCATAGTCGGATACGTCTGGCAAATCTTCATTCATATCCAAATATAAAGCCGACGTAACAGATTTGGTTTCGCACATGTCGTCAAATGTAATCTCTTCTTTACTGAAGAGTTTCTTAAATACATACGGAACCTGGAACTGAGTACCGGTAGCCGTCCATTGACCAGCGTTCTTTTTATTGTCTTCTGGAATATAATCATACAAATCCTCACACTGTTCTTTTGAAGCGTATTTAGCAATATAAACGGCATCGTTAACCAGACACATCTTATCGTACGTAGCCTCGTGTTCAAAGGTGTAGCCATACATTTCACCGTAATCCATGATAAATTGTATAAGCTCAGGGGTCGCATCTGGGATCTTGATAGAGTCTGTTTTAATATGGGCAACAGTAAAACCCCGTTTCTGTACCTCGTGTTTGAGATTGATCATAAACAAGGCTCCGCGTTTTGCTACAATATTATCCTTGTTGCGAGTGTCTCGGAATGGATTATCGAAACTCGCTGATGTAAGACCATATACCGAGTTAATTGCAATCTTTAGAGCCGTAGACAAATCTGCTGCTGCGTTTTCATCAGTTAAGTATTTTGCCAAAGCTCCACCCAGCATTTTTCGGGCCTTATCAAAATCCTTATGTTTAATCGCCATACGAGCATCAAGAATTTCTTTAAATCTTTGGGTGTACTCATCGCCGAATAAATTTTCAGCAACAATACTAGACGGATGCATGGAGGCGATATCTAACAATGCAACGTTACCATACATGCCCGGTTCAGAATACACATAACCACCTTCGCCGACTTCCTCTCCGCGATAAGTAGATTTACCGCCTTCGAATTTATAACCGGGAAATATGGGGCGGCCTTCCTTATCAAAAACGTTATACTCTCCAGGTGCTATTTCAGAATGAAAATATGTTCTAACGTTAGAAATTGGTTGCTCATCTCCCATATCTCGATAGACAAATTGATCCTGAGGTTTTCTGTTGTTACCAAATATAATTTTGGTAGTTAATGTGTTGGTGGTATCATTCACCGTCATGCCAGCCAAGTCTGCCAGAATCTGCCTCGCCAAGAAATCTCCTTTTCGAGCATTGAAAACGGCTTCTGTAGCAAGAACGTCATTATCGCAATATTCCGCAACCTTAGTCCAAAGCTCTTCTGGTACAGGTTGGTCCCATGGTATTCCTAATTCTTGATGATGAATACCTAATTCAATTTCCCATTTCTTTAAACTTTGTTTCTTTGAGCAGAAGTCATAGACGTCCGTATAAGATACGTTATAAGCCTCGCCAAAGAAGCAATTAGGACTACCTTCAATAATTTTCTGAGACAGCTTGTACAGTTGCTCGTTGTCATATCCCATTAACCTCGCGTAGAGAATATGATTATCATATCTACGGCAGTTGAATCCTACCAATCTGAATTTCATCAGATCTTCAATTTCAGAAGAGGAGGGGTTAATCATTCGTACAACAGGTTTTCCTTCACCTTCGATCTTCCAGTTAACCAAGAATAAGTTAGGAAAGACTTCTACGTCATAGAAAACCAGTTTAGCATCATCGTTTTTTTCTCCGGAGGATATCTCTTCCGATTTAAAATGCATCTTATTTACCAACTTGATGCAGTAGTCGGACTGATTTGTGCTATTTGCAGCAAATGCTAATATCGCATTGCGCATATCAGTGATATCGTAATTCAAATCACTAGCATACGCATCCTCCAGTATTTTATAGATGAAATCAATACTAGGCTTAGTACCTGGATGAATTTCTTTATTGAGATTTCGCTTAATCAGTGTTCTAAGCGCTCTCTCGCTTTTCACCCCTTCAAAATTAATCATTTTATTTTCTCCTTTCAGTGGTAGACCAGAGCTGATAGTTGAGATTGGCAAGTCGTTGCATTTTGTCAATTTACGTCTCAACGAACTATTACCGGTAAATACCTTAACCTCTATGTGGTCGTCATAAACTCGGCTCAGTTTTGAGACATCTCCTGTGTAAATATAATGGAGATGGATCCCGCTACCGCTTTTACTGAGCTCCGCATATGTCGGCGGCCATTTACTGGCTTCTTCAACATTCCTTTCAAAGCATTTGTTTCCTTCTTCGTCTGGGATATCAAAGTCTATAACAATATGGTTTTCAGGAACTCTAACATAGTGAAGTCTAGATGTATCTAATTCTGATAATTTAGTCGATACGTCTTTCCACTTCATCGAAGGGATTCCTTTTTCTGTAGCATATTGAGCAAGACAATTTGCACACTCCTTATCAAATATAGATTTTTTACTGTCAAACCGGATTAATTGCACCTTTTCTTCTTGTTTATTCACGGTTTTTTCTTCGAACTTTTCAGTTCTGAAACCGCTGTAATAGCTTCGTACTCTAGACCCATCATCAAGATTGAAACGGTCTTTATAATCCCTAAAATAATTTTTAAGCTCCTCTTTAAAGATTCTCTTGGAAAACGGAAATGTTATTTTTGCCTCATCACAGTAAGTTTTGTACATCTCCCAAGCGGCTTTAAGCGTCGTTCCGTCTTCTTTCTTAAATATGTGATACGAGTCAATCACGAAATTATAGAAGTCGTTTGATGCGCCAAGCATAGCTACGGGAATATAATCGTCATACTTGCCAGGATCGTTCAAATATACCTGTAAGCAATGATGAGCAATAGCGCCAAGCTCAAAACTCACCTGTTTCATGATTGTTTTGTATTCCTTTGGACTTAGCTTGTTGCCGGAAGGAGATACATCAATCAATCTTCTAATAAGACCTGACTTTGCATCTGTAATCTTTACCGGTTTATTGGTGCCTATAAATAGAAAACACTTAAAGCGATTGGAATAAGTCGATTTGAATTTTTCATTTACTGTCATAAGCTCGTGAGAAACTAAACTGTTAAGTCTCGTGTTATCTTCGATTCTTGATAAATCCCCATCATGTTGAATTGCTACAAGCGGATTTGACTTAAATGCTTCCAACGCAAATGAATTACTGGAAGAACCAAGTGCCCGAGCATCAAATACCGAATAATATCCTTCGAAGAGCTGCTGGATGATATTGAGTATGGTAGATTTACCGGTTCCGGCCGCACCATATAAAACCATAAATTTTTGTATTTTTTTAGAATCTCCCGATACAATCGACCCGATTGCCCACTCAATTTTATGTCTTTCCTCCTCCGAGTATAGAGTTGACATCAACTTGTCGTAAGCAGACAAATCGCCAGGTTCAAGCGGATAACTCAGCTTTTTACTGGCATAGTCTTTTTTGTTGGTCTCGTAGTTAGAGAATATAAGTTTTTCATCCAGCATGTGAAAGGAATCTCTCATCTGCTTTTGACAATATTTATGCCAAGAGTCAATCATTCCGGACTCAGCGTCCCACATATGCAGAACTTTTACCGGAGAATCAAATTTATGACGGTTCTCTTCAGCATATTTATCGAGCTCGCGGTCTATAAGCTGTAAAGCATCCTGTTCGTCAGTAGACCATAAACCTCGTTCTTCAATCCATATAGCATAAAAATCGCCGCCTCGAATCATCAAATCGGAGCTTTTTTTTATGATAAACTTTGGATAGATTTCTATTACACCACGCTTTGTGCTGCGTGTTGAAATCATTAGAAAGTCGACCATCGCGCATTTATTCTCCCTTCATGCGTTTAAGCTCCTTTATCTCATTATCGAGGTTTTGAATTTTCTTATTTTGTTCATAAGTATGGATTTCTAAGGCTATTGTATAGGCAGCTACGACCAAAGCAAATGCTGTAACCGTTCGATTAATTCTTGCCTGGTTTCTAAGTGTCGTTTTAATTGCTTTTATCGAATTTTCTGATTCCTTTAGACTCCCGAAAATATAACTAAGCATTTCTACCATTCTCTTTTCCTCCTTTCTTTGAATTGTTAATATAACTTTGGATGGTTTCAAACCTCCAATCTTTTTGAGAATTGTAAGTAAAGATGAATTCTTGTCCGTTGGTTTGTCTAATTCGAATGCTATTTTTACCGTTTTGAAACCATGCGGCTACATTATTTCCGGCATATAATTTGAAATATAATTCAAACCATTTATAGATATCATTGTGATTCATTTATCTCCTCCCATTTTCTAAAACCCCGTCTAAATACCAACACATTTGATACCAGATTTCCACAGTTCGTAGATCACTTTTACAATGTTCGACCGTAAATAATCCACCTTCGCCATTCCGTTTATACTTTCTATCGAGGAATCGCAAAACAACATCTTCGACATAATTCTTGTCAAACATAGAGTCATACATGGAACCCAAACCAAGATTGATAATCATGTTCCAGAACCATTGTCCTGTTCTGTTGCCAATATCCGGGTCATTCATAATATGTTCTTCACAACGAATAGCGAGAGCTATTAACATTTCCAGAACGCTACAAGGTCGGTTGTCTAGGAGTGTAGAAATCGTTTGATTATCATACCCTTGCTCATATCCAAAACGATACCGGAGGTCTATCCCATCTTCCGCTCTGTTACCGTCCATTTCGATAATATAAATAAATTCTACATTATGCAGATAAGAAAAAAGCTTCCGATAGGATATCCTCCGGTTATTGTATACGAGCTGGTACATCCATTCAAAATATTTGTTGTTCAGCTCGTTCCTGGTCATTTAATCCTCCACCTCATGCGGCCTTCTTTTTATTACGTCCGAATACTTTCTCTGGTCAAGCAGAATTTCGTAGTCGCATTTCAGTCTGTCATTTCTGATAAATACTGAATCATCCTCATACTCTCCAAAACTATTCAAAGAATCGAATCCGACAACGTCTTCGATATCATCCACGATTACATCGTTATCGTCGGCCAGAATCTGATCAGCGTAATAAATCAGACTAATCGTTTCATAGTCATCCAATTCACCGAACTCCTCTGGAGCGATAACATAAGGTTTATCTACGCTCATAGGCTCCTCTTTCACCTCCTCGGGTTTTTCATCAACCATATCAGAATAGTTAGTATAACCCCGTTTACGTAACCAGGCTGCGTATTCTATAACGCTCGGCTTTTTTTTTGCATTGTCCGCCTTTATTTGGACTTCTGTGTCCTCAGTAAATTCGGTTTCTCTCTTTGAGAATACTTCTTTTACTGAATCAATTTCATCTTGAGCTATCTGCTCATATTTTTTCTCAACATACCGCCAGGTAACTACTGAACCGACGGCTACGCCGAGAACAAACGTCATAAAATTTATTGTTTTATTCATAATCATTCTCCTCGCTTTTTATAGTCATAACGGTTAAGGCTAATCCGCTTGATAAAACAGCTATGCCTCTTTTGAACATTAATACTCAGACCGAAATACATTTTCTCTATTCGGTCCCGAAGAAAAGAACAGATACTCAGACAAAGCTTTACAATCATTCGCATACCAATCAGTTAAAGTCTCTTCTGCGATTTGAATGTCGCTTTCGCTGACAGGGCGACTTTGGTTCCAATAACCTGCAAATTGTCCTTTGGCTGTTACAACATCGATAACGTTTTCTCCAAATCCACCATCTGATACACGATTAACAATGACTTCAACGACTTTACGTTTATCAGCCATTTTATCGTCATAACATTCCCCGGCTAAAGTCCGAACAATCACTTCAACTTCTTCATCCGAAAATGTTTTTTCTTCTAACGGTTCTATAGTTATTTCCGGAGTTTTATATGAATTAGTGATAGTCGGCATAACCGAAGTAATTGGTTCGGTTTCATTGATGGGAATATTACTACAAGCCATAAATATAAATACCACACTCAGAGAGACTATGATTACCTTATTTAATTTTCGCATAAAAGGTTCTCCTAAAATATAAAAGACCACCCTAAGACCGTTTCCAAAGATCAAAGGGTAGTCTTCGTATTTTTTTCGACGTACTCATTACATCAGATCCAAAATGTTTCCATCTACATTGAAGTCGAGAATGACTACTCGTTCGTATATTTCTTTTCCAAATCTTTCACGCATAGCTTTATCCTTTACGAAAGCTTCTTCATCCCTTCGGTAGGTTTCGTAAATTCCGAAATCAACGTAATTATCACCATTAGGGTTATCGGGATTATATATCCAACCAACAATTTGACCGGCTTTAGTTCTCGGAATACCAAGATCGTCAAGCACATCGTTCAAAAACAAATATCCGTTTGCCCTTAGTTTATCGTTGGCATACTGCTGCTGAGCTAGAAGAAACATTCGATTATAGTTTCCGTCTTTTTCCCAATAAGGATTGGACTCGTCAAAGAAGAAAGAATAATCACTCAATGAGTCTCTTTCCACAACGCTGATGGTCTCTTTGACTTTCTTTTCCTTACCATCTTCGCCAACTATAACCTTTTCAATCTTCTTTGCCTTAATACCGTGCTTCAGTTCGCGGTCGACTTCTTCGCCAAAACGCTCTACCACGTGATTTCTGTATTCTTTAAATCCTTTATCAATCGTAGCATAAGCAGCCGCGAGAGCTATATTTCTTTTACGAAGAATATTGTTCGATGCTAGTATGCTTCCAATAGACAGAGCTCCAAGAGCTACTGCTGGAGCATAAAGTTTAGCAAGCTTAATACCAGTCTGAACATAAACAATGGTCAAATCCTTCTTAACGTCTTCTGGAGTGTATTCCTCTACGAACTCCTCATTGGCCGCACAATCATGAATAGAGTTGATATCTTCTTTAGCCTTTTCTAAAATATCACTCACTTTAGTAGTAGCTTTACAAGCCATAACTGTACTTACAACAGTTCCGACTACACCGGCTACTACGAGAATTTCAGGGCTATGTTTTTTGAGCTTAAAACCAATCTTGTTAAACGAACTGCTTACAGTCGTCATAAGTTCTGTTTTTTTCATAATCAGATAATCTCCTTTTCTTTATTAGTATTAGATGCAATTTCTGCGCCGCAGGCCGCATAACCGGCCAAATCCACGAAGCTGTCTTCGGTTGCTGTTCCGGTCTTAATTCTAGCGATCTTAAGTAATGCCATCATCATAGCTACGTCGGTTGCTGTGAAATCAGTATTTTTATACACCGACCATAAAGCGGCTATTGACTGAAAATTATCTTCGGGAGAGCCGTATTCATTTTCACGCTGGCCGCATACACATTGTTTGGCTCTATCTAGAGTTTCTGCTCTTGTCATTTTATCTCTCCTCATTCAAATATTCGTAATACTCGGATTCCGTTGCGAATAATATCCAACGCCCAGCAACAAAACCCATGTATCCATATGAAGTCAAATATCCTTTCATAACAATCCTCCTAATCTAGCGGAAGGGCTTTGGGTAGTTTAAGCATGTAGCCATCTCGTACTCTAATTACAGATGCACTTCGAATATTGGTCCATCCATATTTATTATCTGTATAATTTCCTGTTACGCCGACCAAATCATACAAATCTGCCACACTAACCAAACCATAAGTAGAAATCAACTCGTCCATTCTTGACAAGACGTCTTCGGCTTCTCCTCGATTATCAAAGATGATATCGTCATAGTTATAACTGATTTTCGTACGAATCGCGCTATAATCTCTTCGGCCATTTCTTCCATCGTAGTAACTCCTGTAAGATACCTTAGAGGCAGTGGAATTACTCTTTGTCTTACCTGTTTCTCCGTAAAGTATCATGTCAATACCATTTGTAACAATATCTGAAATTGCTTTTTTGATTGCGGGAATCAATACATCTAGCAAAATATAAGATTTTACGTTATCGATATCTTCTGAAATGAATACGTCCGTAAACTTCCGAATCTCGCTTTTTTTCTTAGATTTTACTGTCCCAGCAATCACTTTCTCTACTTTTTTCTCCGGTGCAGACCTATTTTGATCCTCCTTATATTTATGGGAATTTGGCTTGTATTCCTCCATCACGTTTACTCCTTTCATTGAACTAGAACGAGGG